TATTACTCAAGCTAAACAAACTTATAATGAAATAATTGCAGGTAATGATATTTCAACAATAAGTGATTTAGATAAAGTATTAATTTATCAAACTTATAATAATTTATATCCTGCAAGTTCAGCAACTCCATCATTGGAGGAAGCTATAAATCAAATTAAAATAGGAATTGAAATTTATGATGTCAAATACAAGCGATAAAAATAAAGGAGGTAGACCTAGACTGGAAACTACAATACCCGAAGGTTGGAAAGAAATTATATTAGATGCTGGTAAAGAAGGAAAACACATTACCGATTTTCTTATTACATTGGGTATTTCTTGGGAAGGACACTACGCATTATTAAAAAGAAATATTATGTATTCTGGAACCGTCCAAGAATATCAAAAGTTATGCGAGCAATATTGGTATAATATGGCTCATACTGCGATGGCTGAAGATGGTGGACAAAAGTTTAATTCAAGGTTATGGAGCTTAATAATGAGAAATAAGTTCGGTAATAATTGGAGCGAACAAACCAGCGTTGATGTAACAACTAAAGGACAAGCGATAGAAAAATCACCCATACAGATTGAAATTATACGACCCAATGATGGAGGAGAATAATATTGTTTTAACCCGTTATACATTGGATATAATGGAAGATAATGCGGATTGGGATATCTTATATACCCCAACGGAAATAATCATCAGTGATACAGATTGTATTGAACCAATAACACAAAAAATATGAAGACAGAAATTATAGAATTAAGTAAAATTCAACCGAACCCTAACAACCCCAGAAAAATTGATATCAATAGTTTAAATAAACTAAAACAATCAATTAAAGATTTTCCCGAAATGTTAAATATTAGACCATTGGTTATTGATAATGATAATATTGTATTGGGTGGAAATATGAGGTTAAGAGCATTGCAAGAATTGGGTTATAAGGAGGTTAGGGTTATATATGTTGATAATTTAACTGAAGAGCAAAAAAAAGAATTTATCATTAAAGATAATATGAGCTATGGTGATTGGGACTGGAACTTAATCAATTTAGAATGGGATATTCAAGAGTTAAGTGACTGGGGTTTAGAAATAGTTAATTTTGTTGAAGAAGAATTGGAATATGATGATTTGATAGATAATAATAAAAAAAGACCACCATTCATTAAAATCACTTTAGATACCATAGATAATCTTCAAGCTGCAGAAATTGATATCCGTGAATTGATTGATAGAAAATACCCTAAAGCTTTTTATTCAATAGGAGGGGGTGATGTATGAGGTTAGAAATAGCATCCAATAAAGCAGTTAAAATAGCTTGCATAAATTATCATTATGCTAAAGCTGTTCCCGTATATAGATTGGCATATTCTGTCTTTAATGATGATAATGAATTTTGTGGTGTTATTATATATGGTGGTGGAGTTAATCCTAATATGGGAAAAACTTATGATTTAGTTCAAGGACAATATTTAGAATTGGTTAGGGTAGCATTAAATGGTAAACAAGGTTCAACATCAAAAGCTGTTAGTTTATCAATTAAATTAATTAAGAAAAATAATCCTCAAGTTAAACTATTAATTAGTTATGCGGATAAAGGACAAAATCATTATGGAACAATTTATCAAGCAACCAATTGGTATTTTGTTGAAGATATGGAAACAAGTGGTGTGGAGGTATTTTATAATGGAAAATGGACGCATCCAAGAACTGTAGCAAAACCTCATATTAATAGAAGCGCATTACCTAAAAGAATAAAATCTGGAAAAAGGAAATATCTATATCCTTTAAATCAAGAGTTAAAGGTATATTGTGAAAAACATAAACAACCTTATCCTAAAAAATTAGAGCGAGAAGATGGATTTGAACCTCAACTCTAGTCTGGTTGACTAGCGTGTTACCATTACACTATTCTCGCATATATTATATCAATAAATATAATGAATTTTAAAAAAAATTAAATATGGAAATAACAGAAGAACAAAAAGAATTTTTAGAAGTATTACAAACACAATTAGGTAATGTAACAATATCTTTAAATAAAACTGGTATTTCAAGAGACAAATATAATGGTTGGTTAAATAATACAACATTTAAAAAAGCTGTTAAAAATATTGAAGAAAGTTCAATAGATTTAGTAGAGCAGAAATTATTAGTAAAAATTAATGAAGGTGATTTAAATGCCATTCAATTCTTTTTAAGAACTAAAGGTAAAAAAAGAGGGTATTAATGAAGGTAAAAACTACCATAGTATTTGATGAAATATTAAAGAGTGATGAACTAAATAAAAGAATAGTTGTCGCTGTTGGTGGTTCGCGTTCTGGTAAAACATTTAATATTTTAATTTATTGGATATATAAATTATTACAAGAAGAAAATAAAACATTATCTATAGTTCGTAAAACCCTCCCATCACTTAAAAACTCTGTATTAAAAGATTTAGAAGAGGTATTGGAAATGTTCGGGTTATATGATGTAACAAAATGGCATAAACAAGAAGGATACTATCAATTAGGAACAAATATTATCAACTGGTTCTCGGTTGACGAACCACAAAAGTTAAGGGGTAGCAAAAGAGATTATTTATATTGCAACGAAGCGAATGAATTAAAGATTGAAGATTGGAACCAATTAATCTTTAGAACAACTGATAAAGTTATATGTGACTTAAACCCGAGTGAGCTATCTTGCTGGGTATATGATTTAGAAGAACGAGATGATTGTTATTATTTTAAAACAACTTGGAGGGACAATCCATTTGTTGATGATAATATCATTAAAGAATTGGAAAGTTTAAAAGATAAGGATGATAACCTTTATAGGATTTATTCTTTAGGTGAAAAAGGTATCCCAACATCACTTGTCTTCAATAAGTTCAATACAATTGAAAAAATACCCCCACAAGCAAGATTATTGGGTAGAGGAATGGACTGGGGTTACAACGACCCCACAGCATTTGTTGAGGTATATATAGATGATGATACAATTTATCTTAAAGAATTATTTTATTCTAGAGGATTAACAATGCCCGATATTATTCATAAACTACAAGAACTAAACATTGATAGAACGGATACCATTTGGTGTGATAGCGCTAACCCGCAAAATATTGAAGAATTGAGAAGAAATAAGTTCAATGCAAAACCAGTTAATAAGAGGTCAATATTACACGGGATTGATTTAATGAGAAGACACCATATTTTCATAACTAATGATAGTAAAAATATTCAATATGAATTTGGTTCTTATAAATGGAAACAAGATAAAAATGGGGTATTATTAGACACCCCCAATGATGAATTTAACCACTCAATAGATGCGGTTAGATATATATTAGAAAGTGAGCTAAATAAACGAAGTGGAAAAATAACTATAGTATGATAGAATTAATAAACGGAACAGAGGTAGTCAAACTACCAGAAGAAATGACTATTGAGCTTTATCAAAAGTTCATAAAAGAACAAGAAAAATATACAGACCAACCAATTGAACTGATAGCATTGTTTACTAATCTACCAGTTAGTAAACTAAAGAATTTATCACCTAAAACAATTCAAATGATAAATAATTATGTTAGACAAAAACTAGAGTTACCTCAATTAAAAAATTTAGTAACAACTTTTATACATAATGGAATTGAATATGGATTGGAAACAAACTTTGGTAAAATGGCTTGGGGAGCTTGGATTGATTTAGAGGTATATTCAAGTGATAATATATTAAATAATATTCATAAGATAATGAGTGTATTATATAGACCCGTAACAAAATGGAAGGGTAAAAAATATGAAATAGAACCTTATGATAGTGAGACAATTGAAGAACGAGCTGAATTATTTTTACAACTACCAATTAGTTATTGGTTTGAGACTAGCGATTTTTTTTTGGGCGTCGCAAACTTATACATTACCAATATAAAGGCTTCTTTGGAACAAAAGAAGAAGATGAAGAGATTGATGATGAAGGGACTGATGATAATGCCGAAATGGGTGCAAAAGAAGCTACTTCAAGGTTTTACTTTAATCTAACTTATATGCTCGCTAAAGAAGATGTAACTAAAATGGTTGATGTTGAAAAACAAAGTTTATATTTATGTTTATCAGTATCTTCTCTTATGAAAGACAATATTGAAAAACAAAAAGAAGAAATGAGAAAAATAAAAAATGAAAATAATAGTATATTAAAAAATTATAGATAATGGAACATTATATTTCTTTTCATAAGATTTTAGATTATCTAAAACAAGAACAACAAAACTCACCCCGACTAAATAATTTCGGTTATGGTGATTTGGTGTATTTTATGAATGATAGTGGAACAACAACCACATATCCATTTTTATTCGTTACACCAGTTAATATAGCATACGCTGAAAATACCACCACCTATTCTTTACAAATGATATTCGCTGATATCGTTAATACAGATTTATCAAATGAAAAAGATGTAGTTAGTGATATGAGTTTAGAAGCTAGAAGATTTTTAAGTGTGGTTAAAAGAGGATTTTTAGATGATAAAATAGATGTGGTATTACCAGCAACAGCAACCAGTTTCTTTGAGCGATTTAACGACCACGTAGGGGGTGTTGTTCTAAATGCTGATATTATTGTGTTTGAAGATATCAATGCGTGTGACCCTTATCCGTCTCCAAGTCCTAGTCCAACAATGACTGTGACACCAACATTAACTCCTACTCCCACTCCTACCCCTTGTCCAATAACACCAGTGAGTCAATATCTACAAGTTGAATTATCTGCTTGTTCAAACTTCAAGATATCATTACACGATGACCCAGCGTTTACAATCAATGCAAATGCGTTATGTGATTATGTGGTTAGTGGAACTGCGTATGGAGATATGGGAACAATTTATACGGGAACAGAAACTATCCTTAGTGGTCAACACCAACTTACTTTTAACCTTAACCCAATTCTTCAACCTGGAGAATGTGTTAGTGGGTTTACAGTATGGAATATAGATACTTCGGCTTGTTATT